GAAGATTGATAAAGATTTAGCTAAATTTATATCTGGCATAAAGAAGGAAGGAAAGGCTCTTACTGATGCAGAGCAAACAGAAATAACTAGAGCTGAAACTGTCGCTTTTGATAAGAAGATGAATTCTGGCACTAGATTAAACGAAGCTGTAGCTCAAATAGAGGCTGAGTACACTAAGTTATTCCCTTTTTGGGAGATTATGGCAACAGCAAGAAGAGCTGCTATAGGAGAAGGTAAGCCTATTGCAGAAGCAGAAGAATACACTTTAGAAGATGGTCTTAATCAGTACATGCAGCTTCAGTCATCTATGACTAGCTTCTTAGGAGGAGAATATGATAGACAGCTAACTATAGAGCAAAATAAAACAAATGCTTTAAATAATGAGCTTAATCAAAGGCTTTTAAATGAAAACCTATCTAAAGACGAAAGAGAAAGAATACAGTTACAGATAGGTAGAAATGATGAAAAGTTAAGAAAGAAGCAAGAAGCTATAGAGAAGAAAAGGTTCAAATTAAACAAAGCAGCCAACATAGCTAATGCAACTATAAACACATATTTAGGGGCTACTCAAGTATTATCTTCTGACACAATACCAGATGTAGCAAAGCCTTTTGTTATGGCAGCGACTATAGCTAGTGGTTTACTACAGGTTGCTCAGATAGCTAGGCAGAAGTTTCAATCCTCAGCAGGTAGTGGAGGTGCTATAGGTGCAGGTGCAGGTGGAGCAGGTGGTGGAGAAGGTAGGGAGTTTAACTTCAACTTAGCAGGTAGCACGCAATCAAACCAACTAACACAATCAATAGCTGGTCAATTAAGTCAGCCAATACAAGCTTATGTGGTTTCATCAGAAATAACAAGTCAGCAACAATTAGATTTAAGTATATCTAACACAGCAACAATAGGTTAAAACAATAATTATGGAAGATTTAGACATTATAGAATTAATAATAGACGAAAACAATCTAGAGGATGGAGTAGAAGCTATCTCACTAGTAGAAAGTCCTGCAATAGAAGAAAACTTTGTGTCTTTAAGTAGGCATAAAGTAGATTTCAAATCTGTAGATGACGAGAAAAGAATTGTAGTAGGATTAGCTTTAGTTCCAGACAAGGAAATATTTAGAAAAAGTGGAGACTATGCTTACAAGATAATGTTCTCTAAAGAGACTGTTAAGAAGGCATCTGAACTTTACCTTAAAAGACTAAAAAACAACAATGCTACTATAGAACACGAACTAACAGTAAAGGGAGTGTCCCTTATAGAGTCTTGGATAGTAGAAGACCCTAATATGGATAAAACTAACCTATACAAGTTAGATGCTCCAGAAGGTGCTTGGGCTGTGGTTATGAAGATTGATAATGATGAGATATGGGAAGATGTAAAACAAGGTAAATATCTTGGTTTTAGTATAGAAGGTTTCTTTAGTCAAAAAGAACAAGAGTTAGCTAAGCAAGAATTAGTAGAGTATCCTCATATTATGTACAACCCTAAGACTGGGGATGAGGTAAAAGTAATGAATAAAGAAGAACACGACAAGTATACAGCGAAAGGTTGGGTGCATAGCAAATCAGAAAAATATAAAGAACAAGAATTAAAGTCTTATAGTGATTACCCACAATCTGCAACTAACAATGCTAAAAGAGCATTAGCTTGGGTAGAAAAGAATGGATGGGGAAGTTGTGGTACTCCTGTTGGAAAACAAAGAGCAAACCAACTAGCCAATAGAGAGCCACTAACTAGAGATACAATATCTAGAATGGCATCATTTAAAAGACATCAACAACATAAAGATGTACCTTATTCAGAAGGATGTGGTGGTCTTATGTGGGATTGCTGGGGAGGAACTAGTGGTGTTGAATGGGCGATAAACAAACTAGAGAAGTTATCTCTATCTGAAGAAGACTCACAGGCTCTAGAATTATTAAATGAAATCCTAAACAAATTAAAAGATGAGTAGAAGAAAAGAACAAGAGTGGAGTAGAACATCTCCAAAGAACAAGCGAAGAGGATGTCTATGTAAAGACGGAAGTAAGTATAGCAGAGAGTGTTGCAAGGGTAAAATGATTAATCAAGGAATAGGAAACATTTAATCAAAAATACAACAAGATTTACATTAATAGTTATTAGTATTAGTTAGTATTAATAATAAATTTTAATTTATGAAAAGTCCAAAAGAAATTGTAGATGCTTTCAAAAGTATTTTACTTTCTTCTGAAGAAGTAGTTGAAACACCTGTAGAAGAGGTTGTTGAACTAGCTGAAGAAAAAGTAGAACAAGCTGAGGAGGTTATCGAAGAAGCTCCTGTAGAAGAAGAAGTTATTTCTGAAGATTCAGACCTTGAATCATTAAAGAAAAAATACGATTCTTTATACGAAGAGTTAAATTCATTAAAAGCTTCTGTTAGTCAAATGATGGAAATCGTTTCTCCTTCAGAAGAAAAAGACGTTCCTGCTGAATTATCAGAGGAAGTAGAAATTAAGGAAGATGTTACTGAACTATCTGTAGAAACAGAAGAAATAGTACATTCTCCAGAAGCTCAAGTTGAGCAAAAGCAACAACATTTATATTCACAAAACAGAAGTAGAACTGTGAAAGACTCAATCTACAACAAACTATTTAATAAATAAAAAAAAAGATGGCAACAACAACTTCAATTACAACAACTTACGCAGGAGAAAAAGCAGCAGGGTACATCTCAGCAGCTTTATTATCTGCAAATACTATCGAAAATGGTGGTATTACTGTTAAACCAAATGTAAAGTTCAAGCAAGTAATCAAGAGACTTTCTACCACAGACTTAATCGCTGATGGAAGCTGTGATTTCGCTGCTACTGATACTGTTACTTTAGACGAGAAAATCTTACAACCAGAAGAATTCCAAGTAAACTTAAACTTGTGTAAATCTGATTTTAGAGATGACTGGGATGCAATATCTATGGGATATTCTGCATTTGACAACTTACCTCCTTCTTTCCAAGAGTTTTTAATCGCTGAGATTATTGCTAAGATTGCTGAGAAGAATGAGAAAAATATCTGGATGGGTGCTACTGCAACTGCAGGAGAATTTGACGGATTAGTAGCTTTAGCTACTGCTGATGCAACTGTTATTGATGTAACAGGAGTTTCTACTGGAGCTGGTGGTGTAACTGCTGCTAACGTAATAGCTGAATTAGGTAAAGTAACAGATGCTATGCCTGCTGCATTATACGGAAAGCCAGATGTAAGATTATACGTTTCACAAAACGTGTATAAGGCTTATGTAAGAGCTTTAGGTGGATTTGGTGCTGACGGACTTGGTGCTAATGGTTACGAAGGTAAAGGAAATAACCAAAGCATCTCTGGATTGATGTTTGATGGAGTTCAGATTTTCTTAGCTCAAGGATTAGACCCTAACTATATGTACTTAGCTGAATCATCTAACATTTTCTTTGGAACTGGACTTTTATCAGACCACAACGAAGTTAAAGTACTAGATATGAGTGACTTAGATGGAAGTCAGAATGTACGTTTCGTAATGAGATTTACTGCTGGTGTTCAGCACGGATTTGGTTCAGACATAGTTCTTTACACTCCTCAGGCTTAATTAAACTAATTATTAACAATATCCCCTCTTCTTTAATGAGGAGGGTATATTAAAAACCCAATACAACAAATGGCTTGTGATTTAACATTAGGAAGAAAAGAAGTATGTAAAGATTCGGTTGGAGGTATAAAAGCTATCTACTTGTCAAATTTTGAAGATACTACTACTGCTAGTTACACATTTGATGCTACTAATACAGACGTTATTGATGCTGTATCTGGAACACCAAACGTTTACAAGTATGAAGTAAGAGATGCTTCTTCTTTCACGCAAAATATTCAGTCTAGTGCTGATACAGGAACTACTGCCTTCGAACAAGTAGTTGAATTGACATTGAAAAAATTAACTATTGAAGACAACAAAGAATTAAAATTACTTTCTTATGGTCGACCAAGAGTTATTATTCAAGACCAAAATGACAATTACTTT